GACGCAAAGCAGAATATCCAAGTCTTGAAGATCAGCTAGATGACATTTATCATAATGGAATAGATGCTTGGAAAGCTACTATTAAAACTACTAAGGATAAATATCCAAAACCTTAATTATGAGCCAACTTAAAGTCAATTCAATCGTTCCTGTCGGTGGGCTGCCTGCTGGTGCTACTGCTGGCGGCATAATACAAACTGTTTCAACAGTAAAAAAAGATACAACCTCGGTTAATGTTGGCACTCAAAGTGCTTATGATTTTACAGGTTTTAATGTTGCTATAACACCTACTACAAATTCAAGTAAAATTCTTATCATGGCTACAGTAAATGTTGGTTGGAGTTCTAACATGCCATTTTTTATGCAATTAATGGTAAATGGTAGTGTTTGTACAGATGCCGTTGGAGATGCAGCAGGGAACAGAGTACGGTCATCTATGGGTGGGTTTCAAGGTCACACAGGTGGAATCGAAACAGTAAACTTATCTTTTGTACATAGCCCAGCAAGCACATCAACACAAACCTATAACTTAGCTTTTAGACACGATTCAAGTCAAACAAAGACATTTAATCTAAACAGATCAAGTGGTGATGGAGACTCTGCACAGGGAGGAAGATATGCTTCTTCTCTTATAGCAATGGAAATGGGAGTATAAATGGCAATAATTCCAAAGACGAGTACTGATTTTACTGTAGTCAGAAGAAATGACTTTACAATGCGTCTTACTGTTAAAGGAAGTGACGGTAATGCTTTAAATCTTAATGGCTATACAGTAGCCGGAGAAGTTCGTAACGAAGATAGAAGTACTAAATATGCTGATTGGCAAATAACTTATACAAACAGACCTAACGGAATTATAGATGTAGATTTAACGGATGCTCAAACAACAACTTTTACTCCTAATTTTGTTTTTTACGATTTTAAATATACACAACCAGATGGCAAAGAATTTGTCTATCTTAGAGGTAAGCTATTTATGTTGGAGGGTTATACAGAATGAGCAGTCCAAATTCCGTTACAGTTTCGCAAGTTTCAGATGTAACAACGGTTGAAATAACTACTCAGGGACCACAAGGACCCAGTTTTGCAAGTAGCGGTAAATCTTTGAACGATAGTAACGTTGTTGACGGAAGTATAGTGCGTTTTAACTCAAGTAGTGATACATTTATAGCAGATAGCACCGTAACAGTTACTAACATTGTAGACGGTGGAAATTTTTAGAGTTATTTAATTATGGCTAACACAATTAGAATAAAGAGAAGTACAGGAAGTTCTGCTCCTACAACTTTGGAGAATGCAGAATTAGCTATAAGTGAAAGTAATCAGATTGTATATATTGGAATCGGAACAGGGGGAGCGGGGGGTTCCGCAACTTCTATAGTACCGGTTGGCGGTAAAGGCAAATTTATAGAAACCGATACCAGTAGAACAGCAAATCATATTTTAGCTGCTCCTAACGGAAGTAATGGTGCTGCTAGTTTTCGAGCTTTAGTAGCCGCAGATATTCCATCGTTAGCTCATACAAAAATATCCGACTTTGATGATGGCGTCAGGGTAAATACACTTTCACAGATGGCGGCTCCTACGGGCAGCGTTTCTTTTAATAGTCAAAACATTACAAACGTAGCTGACCCCGTTAACGCTCAAGATGCTGCAACGAAAGGATTTGTAGAGGCTACATCACAAGGGTTAGATGTTAAAGATAGTTGTGTTGCAGCAACAACGGCGAACATAACAATATCTACTGCTCTTAATAATGGAGATACTTTAGACGGGGTTTCACTTTCTACAAATGATCGAGTTCTCGTAAAAAATCAATCTACTGCATCTCAAAATGGTATTTATGTAGTTGGTTCTTCTCCCGCTAGAGCCGCAGATTTAGCTGCCGGAGCAGACGCTGCTGGATTCTTTACTTTTGTAGAGCAAGGCACAGTAAACGCAGATAACGGATTTGTATGTACTTCTAACAAAGGAAGTGCGGTTGTTGGAACAAATAATTTAACTATTGCACAGTTTTCCGGAGCCGGAACTGTAGTCGCAGGGGATGGATTAGATCGTTCTGGTAATACTTTATCTCTAGATTTAAAATCTAATGGGGGTTTAGTTATAGAGTCTACAGAATTAGCTCTTAAGCTTGACGCTAGTTCGATTACAGGAACGCTAGCGGTAGGAGATGGAGGAACGGGAGCAACATCCGCTAGTGCAGCTAGAACAGCCTTAGGATTAGCTATAGGGTCAAACGTTCAAGCTTATGATGCGGACTTAGATAATCTTTCGGGTTGTCAATCAGGAGGCTCCGCAGCTTTAGCCGCCTTAACATCTACCGAAATTGCAATATTAGATGGAGCTACAGTTACAACGGCTGAATTAAATATTATAGACGGAGGAACATCCGCTACTTCTACAACTTTAGCTGCAGCAGATCGTTTAGTTACAAACGACGCTGGAACTATGAAGCAAGTCGCTTTATCTGATTTAGTAACCTTTTTAGAAAACGAAAGTGTATCAAGTTTTAATATAGACGGCGGCTCGTATTAAATCTAAGGAGGTAAAAGCTAATGGCTAATACTATAAAAATAAAAACCGGAAGTGGAGGAGATCCGAGTGCAAGTGATTTAGTAGTAGGAGAATTAGCCTTACGAACTGATAATGGTAAATTATTTTCTAAGGATAGCGGTGGAAGTGTTATAAATGTCGGAGGCGGAAGTATAGATGACGGAGATAAAGGGGATATAACTGTCAGTAATAGCGGTGCAACTTTTACTATTGATAATGACGCTGTTACTTATGCAAAAATACAAAATGTATCAGCAACAGATAGGTTATTAGGTCGAGATTCTAGTGGTGCTGGAATAATAGAAGAAATTGCTCCTAGTGCAGTAAGAACAATGCTAGGTCTAGCAACATCAGCGACAACGGATACTACAAACGCTTCTAATATAAGTTCTGGAACTTTAGCAGCGGCTAGAGTTGCCACTCTAAACCAAGATACAACAGGTTCGGCAGCAACATTAACAACAGCACGAACAATAGCTGGCGTTAGCTTTGATGGTTCTGCAAACATTTCTCTTAATAACAACGCAATTACTAATGGAGCAAGTTACGTTACTTCTTCTATTATAAATTCACTAAATGCAAGTAATCTTTCTTCTGGAACTATCCCTGATGCAAGATTTCCTTCGACCTTACCCGCTGTAAGTGGAGCAAACCTAACTAATATTGCCGCTACTGTAGCAAGCGGTGCTATTTATGAAAATGCTCAAACAATTAGTTCTAACTATACTATAACTAATGGCAAAAATGCTATGTCTGCTGGTCCCATTACTATAGATAGTGGCGTAACCGTTACCGTTGGTTCCGGCGAAACTTATACTATTGTTTAATTATGAAAGCTTTAACGGAAAAACAAATTTTAGAATGGAAAGAAGAATTAGATAGACAAGTTAAAACGAGAGATCACGCAAAAAAAGTTTTAGATGAATCTAATAACAATATTAATGCTTTACAGGGCGGAGTTCAGTTTGGGGAGATGTTGTTGAAAAAGAACGAGTCATCAGACCAGCCAACAGGTATAGTGGAGCTAGACCAACAATCAGGAAAAGTACCATCAAAGAAATAGGTGCTAACGCCTTAATTAATGCTTCTTTTATCATGTTTCAAAAAATTGCTAATGCACTTAGTATAATTTCTTTTCTAATGGTCGCAAGTATGAGCGGCACAGCATACTTTGCTTATAAATATTTTTCTTCAGAACAGTTTAAAACAAAAATGATAAATGAAGTTTTAGGTAGTATGAAACCTAATATAGAAAAAAATATAGATTTACAGATGCCAAAAACAACGGGAGAAGCTTTGCCTATACCTCCTAGAATTTAATAATTGGAAATAAAAGATATAAATATTCCGGATATATATGTTCCCGATGTTCCGGCTATTTATACTCCTTATTATAATTTTTCCGTAAAAACTTTAGATATTAATGTTGTTGGTTGTACTTACCAACACCGAGACATTAAAAATACTGGCAATAGAAATTTATTATTAGAAGACCCAAACGGCGTTTTCACTACGTGCGACTTTCCATTTCCAAGTTTTATACCTTTAGATTACACCCCTGAAAATTTGATATTAGTAGAAGAGCCAGTTGGCGAAGATATGACGCCAAATATTCCTGATTCTGAAACTCCTAATGTTCCTAATAATGAACCGCCTCCCGACCCTCCTTTTGTTCCTTGTCCTAGTAATAAAGATTTGCGGGTTGGAGATTTTCGTAACGATAAAAAGTTAGAGAGGGTTGTAGCTCATAAAAAAGTAGATAATGAGTGTGTAACTATCTACGAAGATGTCCCGTTCGTCGATCAATACATACCTTCCGCCCCACAGTTTGCTGGCGTTTTTAGTCTTGCTTTGGTCGGTGCTTCTGCTCCGTTTGTACTTAATCTCGTAAAACCTTTAGTGAAACAGCTTATTGGTAAATTAAAAAAAAAAGGTATAATAAATACTAAGTAAAGAAAGCTGTAGGAACACTAGCTTAGATCTAGTCACTTTTCGAGGACTATTCTTTGCTTCTTTAGACAAGTAACTACCCGTAGCTTGTCTATTTTAATTTATGAGTGTGTGGGATAACTTGATTAGGGGGAATATTAACTACTATATCCTCGCAAGTAACAGCCGAAGGAGTATTTTCTTTAAATGTAGCTCCTAGCCTTGCCATTTCCGAGCATAATTTTAGGCGATATAAACTTATTTCCATTTTAGTTTTCTTTATTAGTAATTTTTGTGCGGCTATATTAACTTCGGTTGCTTCGTGACATAAATTACTTGCTTTTCCTAACGGTATAGATATTTGGGCTGATATACCGTAGTTAAGGTTGTAATTATCTTTCTCGAATCTTGGGCTTTCTTGGTAATACTTAATTTCGCCAGTATCTTCATCATAAATAGGTTGCCTAGTAACGGTTTCTATAGGGCGATTAAAAGACCACGCATCCGTTAAATATGGAGTAATAGTAAGGCTCGGCGAACTACAAACTATTCCCTGCGACATCCTAAATTGCGGGGTTGCCGATGGCAATATCATTTGAGCGTTATTATTTACGACCCCCGTAGATTGACTTTGGGGAGATGCAACTGTCGTATTAGCTTTTAAAGGTTTAACCGGTAAAAGTAATAATATTATTGCCCAAACGTAGTTGTAGTTTCTGTTGTTGTGCTTGTTGTTATCGTTCTCGATATATTTGTAATCGTGTCTAGACCGGGTGTTATTAGAGTTTCTTGAATAGAAAAAGCGGCTCCGTCCGTATTTATAGACCAACGAGGAATAGCTTCTAAGTTTGGCGAAGTCCAACTAAAAGTTACTCCCCCGACTGTTTGTTCATTTGTAGTTGTTGGAGTAGGGTTAATATATCCCGTCTCAGATTTAATATTATGTCCGCTGGCGGCGTAACTATATCCGGTTCGATATTGATGGCTAGTAATCGTTTCATTAATTATAGATTCAGAAGTGCTTGAAGTTGTACTCGAACCGCTACGAAATTGAGGAACTACAGGAACGGCGAAAGCTCTTATAGGTAATAATAATAATAATAATAAACTTAGTCTAGTCAATCGTTATAGTGACCTTAGTAGACCCGATACAGCTAGTACCTGACCCACCGGCGGTGCAGCTATGAATCCCTGAACTCAATGACGTTAAAGCAAGGTTTCCAGCCGTACCACCTGAACCTACGGTAGTTTGCCCTCCTAAATGTGGTAAAGCTGCGATTCCACTACTAGGAGTAACGGCTGAAGGAGTTACATCTCCCATAGTTACAGATTCAGTTTTGCTAAAAGCAGAACCACTAGTAGTAAGCGAAGTATCGGTTTGAATCATTGCGGGAACTCCATTAGTGAGGCTTCCAATATTTATACCTCCTATTTTCCCCGATGTAGTCGAGTCTCCTATAGTTACGGAAGGAGTAATGTTATTTCCACTTAAACTATATGTTGTTCCAATCTTATTAGTAACGGAATATGGCATATCAACCGTTATTTGGGCAGACGTTACAAACTCCTGTTTTATATCAGCAAAAGCCGGACTAGAAGCAAGAAAAAGTAGAGTTAATAGTTTTTTCATTTAATTCCAACGTTGTTTTTACTATTATCCACAATTTTAGGTGTATTTCCGTTACTTGTGCCACTTTTCTTCTGTCCCACGCTTATTCCATACGAACCTAAAACTCCCGAAACTAATCCGGCAGTAAAAGCTCCGTCTATTCTTACCTTGC